ATAAGATCGAAGATGCTGCACCCAGCGTTTCAGTAGCTACGTAAACAAAAGCTACATCGTTGAAATACGTAACTTCACTACAGGATCTCTTGCACTCTATACAAATCTAATATATAAAATTCTTACTATACAATTAATTAGAACATAGACGCGGTATAGTCGACGGCCTAGAGACTATGTTCGGAAAACTAGGAGGATATAATTATGGCAAGTACTACATTTAATGGACCGGTACGTTCGGAAAAAGGTTTCCAAGTGGCAACCAAAAATACGTCTACAGGTGCATTTACAACTAGAATGAGCTCAGGTATGCCTGACTTAACTGGTTTAACTAAAAATGATTTAGCAACAGGTGCTAACATCACTTTAACAGCAGACGCAGTTAATATCGTAAACTACACGGGAGCAGCAGCTTGTGCTGCAGCTTTACCTGCCGCAACAGCAGGAACAGTAGTTGTTTACATGCAAGCAGTTGACACAACTGGTGGGACTAACACTCTAACCTTTAATGCAGCTGGAACTGACGTTTGGGCTACTGGTTCAGTTATTGAATCAAGAGCAGGTGGAGAAGCTGATATTGACATCTCTACAGCAGGTGAAACAGCATTAGTTTTCACAGCAGCTAACGCAACAACAAACTTGTTAACTGTTGGTGGGCAAATTGCTTTCATTTGTTATGAAAAAGGCACATGGCATATTGCATCATCATTAGCGAGAGAAACAACTCAAACTACAGGTGCATTTGCATTTGGAGCATAATAAATAATTAGTGTGGGGCTTCGGCCCCACATAAATTTTAAGGAGATATAAAATGGCAAGTAAAGGTGATATACAAGCAACAAGATCAACTGCAGCAGCTGGTTCCGCTGCAATTGTAGCTCAACCAATAAGACTAAGAGGTTTAATCATAGCCTCTGATGGTAGTGGAGCTGGAGTTTTAGAACTTACAACAACTTCCAATACTGGAACTACATTGTTTATTGGAGATGTTCCTGAAGGAGATGTAATTAACTTTTCATTCCCTGAAGATGGAATTTTGTTTCCAAAAGGAATTTTTTGTAAAACTAAAACAAACGTTGCAGCATATACATTATTAACTGATAAGTTTTCTGGCCCTAATTTAACTACTGGTTAAGGAGTTTAAATGGCTAATACTACTTCGGGTACTACAACTTTTGATAAAACATTTGCTATCGACGAGATAATCGAAGAGGCATATGAGAGAATAGGTTTGCAGGGCGTTTCTGGCAATCAGTTACGTATGGCAAGAAGATCTCTTAATATTATGTTTCAAGAGTGGGGTAATAGAGGACTTCACTATTGGGAAGTGGCAAATAACTCAATTACATTAGTTGATGGTCAAGCAACATACACAATGTTTAGATCAACAGGCGACGGCACATCAGACGCTACAGCTGTGTATGGTGTAGATGATGTATTAGAAGCTGTATATAGAAACTCGTCAAATGTTGATACACCTCTTACAAAAATAAACAGATCTACATATCAAGGTCTGTCAAATAAAACATCTGAAGGAACACCTTCACAATATTTTGTGCAGAGATTTATAGATAAAGTTACAATTACTTTATATTTAACACCTGGTTCAACAGAGGCAGGTAATACAATTAATTATTACTATGTAAAAAGAATACAAGATGTTGGTGATTATACTAATGCAACAGACGTTCCGTATAGATTTGTACCATGTATGGCATCAGGTTTAGCTTATTATTTGTCACAAAAATTTAAACCAGAACTAACTCAAAACATGAAGCTATTATATGAAGATGAATTACAAAGAGCTTTAGCGGAAGATGGCTCATCATCTAGTTCTTACATAACACCAAAAACTTATTATCCAAATGTCTAATTTTTCAAAAGGTAAACATGCAAAATTTATATCAGATAGATCTGGCATGGCATTTCCATATTCTGAAATGGTTAGAGAATGGAACGGTTCTAGAGTTCATGTATCAGAATTTGAACCTAAACAGCCACAATTAGAACCAAGAGCACACGGAGCTGATCCTGAAGGTTTACAAAATGCAAAACCTGATAGAAAAGAATTTCCAACGCAAGAATTTTTACCAGATAATCCGTTTGTAACTGCTTCAAATACAACTTTAAAAATTTTATTTCCTGATGGAGATTTATCTGTAAATGATCATATTAGATTTCAAAATGTAAAAAATCCTGTAGGTGGTTTAGCTATAACTACTTTACAACTTTCTACTACTTTAAATGGTGCAATAAATGCTTCGGTAACTTCGATTGATTTAACTGATGCTACACAGTTTCCATCAAGTGGTTTTATTATGATTGAAAAAGTAGATGCAACTTCAGGGTTGTTTGTAAATGAAGTTATTCAATATACAGGTAAGTCTACAAATCAACTAACTGGATGTACTAGAGGAACTAGCGCGCCTTTTAGAGGAGTATCTCCAGCAAAAACAACAGCAACTACACACGCTGATGATGCTAAAGTTTTTGGATCTTTTAAAGTTGCATCTTTAAATACTAGAACAGTAACAAATCCAGGACAGCCTGCTACGCTTACTAAGTTTGATGGTGTTAACGTTACATTGACTAACGCTGCAAGTAGTACAGAAACAGGAGGTGGCTTTCAGTGTACAATTGGGCCAATAAATGATAGAGGTTAGATATGGCAGGAATAAGCTACAGCACATTGATTACACAAATTAGAAACTACACAGAAGTAGATTCTAATGTTTTAACTGCTGATCAGTTAGAAAATATTATTTTAAATGCGCAATACAGAATTATGCGTGATGTTCCTATCGACGCAGATAGAAAACAACAGATAGGTAATTTAGTTACAGGTCAAGAAACAATAAATGCTCCAGGAGGAGCTTTGTTTATCAGGGCTGTGCAAGTATATGATTCTACATCAGCTGCAACTGGGGCAAATAGATTTTTAGAAAAAAAGGATGTTACATATCTGCAAGAGTATGTACCATCAACAGAGACAGCAAAAAGAGGACAACCTAAATACTATGCTATGTTTGGAGGTGCTACTGGAGATGGTGACACTAACTCTGGAAGAATGATGTTTGCACCCGTGCCAGACACAACGTACAAATTTAGAGTGCATTATAACAAAATGCCAGCTACTTTAGCGTCTGATAATCAAAGCAATTATATTAGTCTAAACTTCCCTAATGGCCTATTATATTGCTGTTTGGCGGAGACATATGCTTTCTTAAAAGGGCCAGCAGATATGTTGACACTATATGAAAATAAGTATAAACAGGAAGTAGACAAGTTTGGTGTAGAGCAAATCGGCAGAAGAAGACGAGATGACTACACAGATGGCGCTGTTAGAATAACAATACCATCCACGAACCCTTAGGAGTTTTATTATGGCAATAACATCGGCAATATGTAATAGTTTTAAAGTAGAAATTCTACAAGGCGGACATAATTTTAACGATTCAAGTGGAGCACCTACAGGCAACACATACAAAATAGCTTTATTTACAAGTTCAGCAACTTTAAGTAAATCAACGACTGCATATACTGCACCATCAGATGGCACAGCAGATCCAACAAACACACATGAAGTTAGTTCAACTTCAACTGGATATACGACAGGCGGAAACACTTTAACTGCAAGCGCAGATCCTGTTTTATCTGGAGATACAGCTTGTGTAAAATTTAACGATACAAGTTTTAGTTCTGCAACTTTTACAGCAAGAGGATGTTTAATTTACAACACGACAGCTGTTACAGGATTTACAACTAATAGAGCAGTTTGCGCTATCAATTTTGGTGCTGATAAAACTGTAACTAGCGGAACTTTCACAATTCAATTCCCAGCTCAAACAGCCGGCAACGCAATCGTTCAGATAGCATAAGGAGGAAGTCCTTATGTCAGTAGCTCAGACATTTACAGTAACAGTGGTTAGCACTGGTGGTGGTAATAAATATTTTATCGATGGAGTTCAACAAGACACCGTAATGATCGGTGCTGGTCTTACCTATAAGTTTGATCAATCTGATTCAAGTAATAGCACACACCCATTAAGATTTTCTACAAACGATAATAATTCACCTTCTGCTCCTTATACTACTGGAGTTACTGCAGTTGGAACTCCTGGTAACGCTGGTGCTTACACGCAAATTGAAGTAGCTGCAGGCGCACCATCAACTTTATATTATTATTGTACTAATCACAGTGGAATGGGTGGTCAAGCTAATACTGATGGTTGGGGTCGTTCTTATTGGAGTCAAATGGATTGGGGTGACTCTAATGTTATTGAAACTGGATGGGGTAGAAACACATGGGGTTACCAATCTTGGGGCGATACACCTATTATTACACTTACAGGATTATCTTCATCAACAGCTCTTGGTGAATTAGAAGTAGAAATAAAACCAGGTTGGGGCACATTATCTTGGGGTACTAATGGTTGGGGTTCTATAGAAACAGCTATTGAAGCATTACCAGGATTCTCTTTAACATCTTCTTTAGGATCAATAACCATAGCGGATCAAGTTATGGGATTAACAGGCCTATCAGCCACAAGCGCTGTTGGATCTTTAACTATTGATGGAAGTTTATCTTTAACCTTACCTAATCAAGGTGTTATATCTTCGTTAGGTCTTTTAGAAACAGCAGATTCTGTAGGTTTATCTGGTCAATCTGCAACCACATCTTTAGGAACTATTACTTCAACTCCAGAAACCATAGCGGCTTTATCGGGTATTTCAGCAACAAGCACCGTTGGATCTATTACAACATCAGGAGCTTTATTATTACCTTTATCTGGTCAATCTGCCACTGCATCCGTAGGAAATATCTCACCAGCAGATGTAATGGGATTAACTGGAATTCAATCATCTTCTACAGTTGGATCTATTAGTTTAAATATTAATACAGGAGCATTTCCTACTGGACAGTCAGCAACCGCTTCTGTAGCAGTATTTGGCACTGCCACAGGCTTTGGAATACAAGCATTTTCAAATGTTGACACAGGTTCAAATTCGTCTTATAGTAATGTCTCAACAGGCTCGAATACTTCATATTCAGATGTTGCAACTGGATCAAATACAAGTTATAATGACGTAGAGGCGGCATAAAAAATTATGGCATCAACATATACAAATCTTGGAATAGAACTTATGGCTACTGGCGAAAACGCTGGTACATGGGGAACAAAAACAAACGCTAACTTACAACTTATCCAACAACTTCTTAGTGGATATTCAGCATTATCTATTGCAGGCGGAGCACAAACTACCGCTTTGGATATAGATGATGGAGCTTTAACAGGCACAGCTCAACAAAGAATTATAGAATTTACAGGAACAATAACTGGTAATCAAATTGTTACAATTCCTGATTCAATAGATAACTTTTTCTTTATTAAAAATAACACATCAGGAGCTCACACTGTACAAGTTAAAACAGCTTCTGGCACAGGGTTTACTTTTTCTGCAACAGATAAAGGAACAAGATTATGTTACTCAAACGCAACTAATTTAATTGATGTAAACGCTGCTTTTACAACAATAGCTGGTTTTACTTTACCATCTTCAGATGGATCAAATGGACAAGCTATGATTACTAACGGATCTGGTACTTTAAGCTTTGGAACAGCAGGTATAACAACAGGAAAAGCTATTGCAATGGCTATAGTTTTCGGCTAAAAGAACGAAGGAGATTAAAAAATGGCTAACCCAAATATAGTAAATGTAACATCAATCGTAGGCGGAAATCTTGGTTTCAATTTATCTGCTACTACAACAGCTACTTTATTAACAGTAGACTCAGATAAAATTTTAAAAATAAATAGAATTACAGTTGCAAACGTTGATGGCACAAATGCTGCTGACGTAGATTTATTTGTGGATGGTTTAACAACTGCAGGTGCATCTGGAATAACTCCAACTGGAGCAGACGCAACAGTTTATTTAGCAAAAAC